CGTCCACTCATTGAGTAGGGGGGTTTGGGTTCAGCTAACAGAGCCACCAGAGGTAGCAACAACACGGAAAGTTGCCCCAGGGCCACCACGGATTATCAACCGTGGCTCACCCTGCAGGGTCTTCCCGGGCGAGCTAGGCGTCTAGCCTATCGCCACGCGTTGTCCTACGTCGCGGATGCGCATCACCCTCCCCCCCCCCACCGTTCCCCGAAGGTACTAGGATGGAGCCAGGCACGCCCGACAGCAGTTCGCTGGCGGCCGGAACCTGTTTCTGACTTAGAATCGGGCGTCACCACGCCCCCCTCTAGAAGGAGGGGGGGCGAAGGTACCAACTTTCATCCTCTGTCACCACAGCAGTAGTCCGCACTAAGGCGCGGAAACGACTGCACCTCCCAGGAGGAACCTCTGGTATGCGGGCGGGTCCCACATAAGAACCGAAGGTTCCCACGAGCAGAGCTCCACGGCCTCCTCATCCGGAAGCCAAACCATTCCTTTAACCCCTGCACCGAGTCCAAGGGGCGCCCTCCAACGGGTTATGCCGTCCTCGATCCACCGACGAACCGTCGAAGCTCCAAAGGTAGCAAGCGGCCTAGTCCGCAAGGTCCCCAGGAGGGAATAAAGCCCCCGGCGGGGCACCTTACGTTTCGACAGCCATTCCCTATAGAACCCCTCGTATCCGCTGGAACGGACCTGGGCAAAATAAGCCCGCACGAGGGTGCCCCGAGAGGCACACCCTTGCCAAGCGGCGTGCACCATCTCCCGAACAAAAGCTGATTGAAGCTCTTGTAGGCGACGGCGCTCACCGCGAGTGCGAGGGGAACATGCCACCCTCGACCATCCCGGAGGTACGGCTGCCCAGTTCATCCTAGAAGGGTCTTCAGGAAGACCATTCTCCGAAGGGAGCTCGGCGTACCAACATTCCCTCCTCCACAGGCCGGCCCTATGGAGGGACTCCACACACGCGGGAATCCCCAATCCACGCACCACACTCCTTCCTGAGCGACGGATCTCCTTGCCCCTCCACCGGAGAAATAGGGTCCTAGCAACAACAAGCTGCTCGCCTACGTAACCCCGGCAAAAACGGCGCAGAGCGCCACCCAGTCCGGAAAGCGATTCGACAGGCTTCACAAGGCCACCTGTCCGCAGAACAGGAATAAGGGTTGGAGCGTGTCCGCGGACGGATCGGAAGAACGACGAGTTGATGGAGAATTGTCTGGAATCAACCAGAGTCTTCCCCACCGAAAGACGAAGTCCTACCGAGCCGACAAAGGCCGCCCACCGATCATACTCCCCCCTGGTGCAACGGAACAGAATATCGTCGCCGTTAATCTTAACCGGTACGGTCTTCGAAAAGACCCACCGGAAGGCGCAATAATTCTGAAGACAGAGCATGGGAAAGCTAAGAAGATTCCCCATGAGCTGGCCGACCTCCTGGTCAAAACCCATCGAAACGTCCGGATAATGGATCTTGGCCCGAAG